GTTGAAGCTGGCGGTGGGTACGGACGCGCCACACCTGTGTTGCACGCACGTCTTGCCGCCGCGTTGCGAGCTGCCGCGAATCAACTCGATCATCCCACTTCAGCCCACACGCTATATGCTTTTGCTGACGAGCTTGAAGCCCAGTAGTCACCTTCACTAATATACAAATGAGCAAGTATGACCCCACGCATTACAAGCGTGGAACCATCCAGGTCTGGGACTTTATTGCTGACCAAAAGCTCGACTACTTCCTCGGCAATGTTGTCAAGTATGTGTCTAGAGCTGGGCATAAGCAGTACGAAGAAGAGATCGATGATCTCCTCAAGGCGAAAGCCTATATCGATAAAAAGATTGCCCTTGTATCCGCATCTCGTAATCGATGACCCACTACGAAGAAGCTCTCGAATTTAGGCGAGTAATGGAGCAGCCCATAGGAGCCCTCACCCGCCGCATCCTGTCACTGCAGGCAGTACTGGTCTACGAAGAAGCCAGAGAAGTTGATCAGGCCACCAACGATCTATACAAAGATCTTGATAATAAACGTGCTAGAGAGAACCTGCTCAAGGAGCTGGCTGATACCTGCTATGTCTGCTACCAGTTTGCTGCGGCCGCTGGTTGGAATCTCGATATTGCCCTGACTCGTGTTCATGAGTCGAACATGAGCAAACTTGTAGATGGCAAGCCTCAACGCCGATCAGACGGAAAGATTCTTAAAGGTCCTAACTACAAACCACCTTCACTCATTGATCTTGTATGACATCAGTCAAGCTTGTTTGGGCCACCCCATTTGGAGATGATCTGATTGCCAAGATGGCACGGGTCTCTAATCCAGCCAATGAGGATAATACTGAAACGGCTCCCAGGCTGATCAATTATCTCATCAAGCATAAGCACTGGTCACCGTTTGAAATGGTGAATATGTGCGTAGAGCTTGAGACGACACGAGCGATATCGGCCCAAATCATTAGGCACCGCTCCTTCTCCATACAGGAATTTAGCCAGCGTTATGCCGATGCTTATGCGACGGTGATCCCTCACCTCCGTAGGCAAGACTTCAAGAACAGGCAGAACAGTATTGATGACATGTCTGCCAATGAAGTGGCTGGCTACTACAGGCGTATTAGTCAGTTGTTTGAGGATGCAGAGCATCTCTACAAAGAGATGGTCAGTACTGGTGTGGCGAAGGAGTGTGCAAGGTCTGTGCTCCCCATGAATACTGCCACTCGGCTTTACATGAACGGCTCCTTGCGCTCCTGGATCCACTACCTCCAGCTGAGGACAGATCCTTCTACGCAACTAGAACACCGAGAACTGGCCCTCGATATCAAAGATGTCTTCGTCAAGCAATTCCCCCAAACCGCCGCCGCCGCAGGTTTCAACCCTTCCCGATGGGAGTGTTGAGATCCAGGTTGGCAACCAGAAAGGCTGGGTGACCTCCTATCACCTAATTGATACAAAAGTAACTCAACTCAATCAAGCTTATATCCGTGACTTTTCCTGACAACGCTCCTTCCGCGAATCCCGTCTTTTATCGCACCTATAGCCGCCGCAAGGATGGTGGCAAAGAATCTTGGAGTGATGTTGTTGACCGCTGTGTCAGTGGCTTGTCCAAGGTTGGCCAGTTCACTCCTGAGGAGGAGGGGCTGGTCCGTGAGCAGATGGCCAACCTCCATAGCCTCCCCTCTGGTCGCTGGCTGTGGGTTGGTGGAACCCCCTGGGTTGAAGAGCAGAAGAACTTCTCTGGCGCCTATAACTGCACCAGTACTGACACCTGTGATCTGAAGGCCTTCCCACTTCAGATGGAGCTCTTGATGATGGGCTCCGGTACCGGCGCAATCCTGGAGCCCCGTTGTATTGATCAGCTCCCAGAAATTGCCAATACCTGGGAATTTGAAGTACTTGATAATGTTGGCAGCGCAATTAGTTACAAAAAAGACACAAGGTGTCGCATTATCGAGGGAGAAGGCGCCACAATCTATGTCGGTGATTCTCGTGAAGGTTGGACAGACGCCTTCTTGCTTCTCCTCGAATTGGCTACCTCCGAGGAACATAGCACTGTCACTAGAGTTACGGTCGACCTAAGCTGTGTCCGTCCCCCAGGGACCCCTATCCAGGGCTTTGGGGGTGTAGCTAATCCTGTCAAACTCGCTCACTTCTATCGCCGCGCTGGTGAGATTCTCCGAAAAGCACATGGAAGGAAACTGACTTCTGTTGAGTGCTGTCTCCTGCTAGACGAGTCGTCACTGGCTGTCGTCGCGGGTAACGTGCGTCGGAGTGCTGGTATGCGTCAGTTCAATAGTGCTGACGACGAAGCTGCAGTGGCAAAGGATAACCTCTGGCAGCAAGGCGAAGACGGTAAGTGGCGGATTGACCCTGATCGGGATGCTCTGCGTATGGCAAACCATACCAGGGTCTATCACCAGAAGCCCTCCTACGAGGAGGTCAATGCTTCTGTTACTAAGCAATTCTATTCGGGTGAAGGTGCTATTCAGTACGCGCCCGAAGCAATCGCACGCTCAAACCGAGATCTCCTGCCTACTCAGGAGCTGCGGGATGAATTCATCCGTGTCTATGAAGAAATAGGTGTTGCTGGAGCTCAGAACTTCCTCTACCACAGAGATCCGTCTCAGCGGGAACAGGAGCTAGAGCACCGTATTGGCCGCTATGGGCTCAACCCCTGTGGCGAGATCCTCGGTAAGGACTTCCACTGCAACCTGTCAGAAGTCCACCTAAACACCCTTGACCCGAAAGACAAGCTGGCACAGCGACACGCCTTCCAGGCTGCTGCTCTGTCCGCCTGCGCTCTACTGCACCACAAGTTCAAGGAGGAGCGCTACCAGTACAGCCGTGAGGTTGACCCCATCATTGGTGTCTCTTTCACTGGTCTGTTTGACTTCTTTGTGAAGCGCTTCGGCTATCAATGGTTGGAGTGGTGGTCCCAGGGTCGACCCGCAAATGCTTATTACAACGACGTAGAAGCTACCTACCTCACTTTCTGGCGTGAGGTGGTCCAGGAAACGGTTGAAGACTACTGCCATCGACATGGCCTACGTGTTCCTAACCGTGTGACAACAGTCCAGCCCGCCGGTACCAAGTCGCTTCTGACTGGCGCGTCCCCTGGCTGGCATCCGCCTAAAGCAGCGCGGTTTATCCGCCGAATCACATTCGCTAAGAACGATCCTGTCGCTCTGGCCTGTGAGGCGTATGGCTACCGCATCATTCCCAGCCAGTCTGATCGGGATGAGACCGGTGCTCTGCTGGATGACCCTAGGGATCCACGATGCACGGAATGGCTGGTGGAGATCCCAACAGAAGCTGTCTGGGCCAACCTCGAGGACTGCGATAAGTACGACGTGAACAAGTTCTCCGTCGCCGCGCAGTTCGATTTCTACATGCAGGTCCAGAACTACTACACCACTCATAACACCTCCGCTACCCTGGAGTTCCGAGAGGATGAGATTGCTGAGCTCTCTCACCTCATCTACAGCTCTATTGGTAAGGGGTATATCTCCGCTGCACTCCTGGCTCGGTTCGACGCTAACGAAACATTCCCTCGACTCCCATTTGAGCCGATCACTCAGGATGAGTTTGAGCGTCTTTCACAGCAAGTTAAGGATCGCCGCATCACCGATGACTTTGGTCTAGCAATGTCTGCCTATGCAGGCGGGTATGAGGCGGCAGGTCCAGCAGCCTGTGATTCAGATAAGTGCCTGTTTGCTGAGAAGAAGTAATGATTACCACCGAACAACTGAGCCTTGCTGAGATTTCCAGCGGGGCTCTTTCCCGCCTTGTTGACGAACTTGATGCCTTCTATCCAGATGTGATGCCTGACTTTGCTCTGTCTGAAAAGGAGATTGCCTTTAGGGCAGGTCAAGTATCAGTTGTGAGGCGCCTCAAATATAAACTAGCACAACTCAATGGAGAGGACTAATGTGTGGAGGAGGCGGAGGAGGACCCTCTAGTTCTGACCTAAAGCAGCAAAAGCAATGGCAGCGGAAGGTTGCACAGCGCCAGAATAAGCAGTTTAGAAAGGCTCAGAATAACGCTAAGACTCAGCATAATGAGACACTAGCTGCGAATAAGGCTCAGTTTGATCAGAGTCGTCAGGACTCTATGGATCAGTTTAACGCCTCGATGGCTTGGCAGATCCAGAACGCTGAGGCTCAAAGAGCATCCCAAGAGGCTCAGTTCGCTGCTGCTCAGGCTCAACAGGAAGAAGCTCTACGTATGCAGATGGAGCAGAATGAGCGTATGGCGCTTGAGTCTGAGAAGGCTGCCAATAGAGCTATGGGTATGAAGCTCGTTGGACAAGATGCGGATGTTGTTAAGGTCCGGTCCAAATCAAAGGGTAAGGCACGTAAGAAGGCTGCTCTTGGCACAACGCAGCTTGCTAAC